TCACCACCATACACACCAAGCTTCAACCACGCATCATTGGCTGCGTGTCCTGACTTGCGCAATGCAGTATAAGCAATCAACGCATTCAAGATTGAGTTAAAACATGATGTTTCGGCCGAGCCGCTAACGCGGTTCGTGGTATTTTTGTACCGCACACCAAAGCGCGTTATACCTGGTAAATGACGTTGTGAATCCAGCAATTCCAACAGCCGAGGCGTAAACTGTTTCGTATAACCAGCAACCATCAAACGATCCTCAAATTCACGCACAACCTCCGAGACTCGGCCGTCCATCCGTGACAGGTCAGACTCCAACATGACCTGAGCATTCTGACACAAATAAACAACACGATTCGCGATAGCGCAGGGTGTGACTCCAAACGCATACCACGGGTGTTTCTTCATTAGATCAGAAACGGGGTAGATGAACATCGAGTACTCAATTTTATCAGCTTCATTGATGGTGCCAATAACACGTGGATCTTTAACCGAGTCATATGTCTCACGTTTCATAAATGACTTCACTATACGCATGGGCTTGCTAACCCATCGGCCCATCTCAATAATAGTTCTTTGGGACGGCCGATTCTGCCTCACGTACACCTCATCAAGACCTGTAGGACTCATCTTACCAAGATCATCGCCCCAAAAATGCTGTATAAACTCATCCATACATCTGTTCATAAAATTGGAAGCCGGACGATTGCTAGGTTTGATCTTGAGTATCCGACCGTTGACCATGGCCTCATCATTGTTAGCACACAGCATAGGCGCATAACACTGTCCAGCAATGAAAGGAGTCATAAAAGGCACAACGGCAGGCTTTGCTTCGGGATCATACTTCGCAACGTCCATTTGGTAATTTAGAACAGATCGGTCAACAGCAACCACTTTGGGCCCCAGTGCTGGGTGGCTATGTTTAAAATAAGATATCAACATAGCAGCAACACCAGGATCTTCGGTAATATGTCTCAACTCAGCCCGACCAATACCATGACGTGACTGTTGTTGTACGATTTTGATCTCAGCAAACTGCTGTACGGAAATCGTGGCTTCCAAGTACTCGCCAGGTCGGCCAATGGAAACGAACATACCGTTAGAGGTGACAACCCGCATGA